ATGAAATCCTAAGACGTGCCGAAAAGGATTTTGGAGAACGTCCTAATTTTATTAATTATACTAAATATAATCCAGCACCTCCTAATCCTTACAGATGCATGGGCGTTAATATAATCGGCGTCCAATAAATTTCTTTAATTGCGGGGACCTCTTTAGAGATTAATCTACTTATAAAAAAGTAACAATGATTAATATTAGACAATCCGCAGCGAAGCTTTTTATAAATAAATAAAAAGAACGTTCAACGACTAGAGCATTGCTCGTACACTCAAGCGAGTGGAAACAAGAAACCTTTTTATTAATTTATTAATAAAAAAGATGATATAGTCTGAACTATATAGAGATATATAGCAGTTCATAAGAGAACGTAATGTAATTAGCGACTACATTAGAACATTATTGAGATTATGATGCTTACCAAGCAGGCTCTTCTTTATTAGTATTAGAATATGCACCTGATTTACAACAATTTATGGTTATGCAAAGAGTTGAAATTCCTAAAGGCAAATATACATTAGATAATGCTGTTAATAGTATTATTGAAATGAATGAAATCTATAACCCTTCATGGATATTCTGTGACCGCGGTTATGGGGATTATCAACTGGAGAGACTCCATATTTATGGTGATAAACATCCTTCATCTGGATTAAAAGATAAAGTTGTTGGATATCAATTTAGTCAAAAATTAGATATTATTGACCCTATCAGTAGAATGGTTACGAAAGAACCAGTAAAACAATTTATGGTGAATCAATTAAAATTATCGTTCGAAAGAGATAGAATTGCATTATGTCCATATGATGAACATATCTATCGACAATTAATTAATTATACAATCGAACGATATGGTGCTGATGGTAGAGCTGTATTTACATCTAAAGATGAGCATTTTATTGATGCATTAGGTTTAGCTCATTTAGCATTCGTATTAAAATTCCCAGAAGTTGCACAAGCAATCGAAGGGATTAAAAATAGTTTTAGTGTTTCTATGATGGATAATCCATTAGATACTCGATTTAAAATGCGTATGAAACGTATTGAAGAAGCTAATGATGCTTGGAAACATAGAGATACACAATATAAACAAATTGGTAAGGGGCCTGGTGAACGTCGCGGTGATTATCAAAAATGGGTAGCTGTACCATTAGGTTCTGGTAAAAGCAATCGTGATACTGGTAGCTCATGGGGTAAACGTGGCGGTAGTTCTCCTGGCAGAAAGATGTGGTAAATGGTAGACGAAAATAAAAAAATATTATATCGTCCTTCATTTGGTCCCGATAATCATTATGACTCTGATGCTAGATTTCTAAGACAAGAATTAGAAAATCCTAATGCAGATGTCTACGATGAAGAACAACGAGAACCATCTGATATTATAGAAGACTTTAAACAGATTAAAGAACTACTTCCTGACGATGTAAATTTTTTAGGTCATGCAATTATAGATAAATTAATTGCTAGACTAAATAATAAATTCCCTAAAGGAAAAACTCCTAAACCAGAAGAGCCAAAAGTAGAAATTCCAAAAGAAATTCCTACTGTAGATACAAATCATATTCCTGTCATTGAAGGACACAAAGATATTCCTTCTTTATTTTCTGAACCAGAAACAATTAATCTTAGAATTGAAATGCCTAAAACATTAGTACAATTAATTCAAGATGATTATAATAAAGATATTATTCAATTACAGGAAGATTATTTAGAACGACTTCAAATGATTATGCGACAATACTATCAACAAATGCTTATGTTAGTCGCAGATAGTGGCGTTGAATCTGTTAAAGAATTAATTCAAGAATTTGATGGCAATGCTGTTGTAATTCCACCTGGCAATAGTTTAGAACATTGTCGAGACCATATTGTTAGAAGTCAAATCGTTAGAAAACAAAAAACAAGTTTATTTAAAAAGACTCATACAGTAGATGAAACGATAATGCATTTACGAGCTTGGCATGCAGCTGAAGCACAACGAGAAAGATATTACGGAGAAGAATATAAAGATTCTTCTGAATATACTCAATCTCATAGTAATGCATTATTAAGAGAAGCTAGAGCTGATTATGATAAACGTTATAAAAATGCTCTATATAATACATATAAATATTTAAATTCTTCTGCTATTGTATTAAATGACATTCTCGATGATTCTGTTAAAGAAGCACAAGCTAAAGCTATGCTTATTAAAAATGGTGTAGATATTTATGCTACTAATTCTTTATTCGTTAAAGTAACGAATGATACGATTGCTGATAATGTAACAGATGCTAGTGGTATCGTAAAAAATACGACAGTACAAAGCGGTACTCAAAAATCTGGTAACAGTAGCAATCAGCTTAAATCAGTTCCTGAACAAAATAAAGAACAACCTCAACAGTAATATTGAAAATGAAAAATATATTTTTTGCATATAAAAGGAGAATTAAATGGCTCTTCTTGATTTATTAAAATTCTGGAAACCAAATATTCCAGAATTTAAAGAAGCTGGAGCCGCATCAACTCCAAAACAAAGTAGTGGTGGTAGTTCACCTGCCTTTAGTCAAGACGATATTAAAAAATTCACGATTAAAGCAACAGGTCGTTCTGCCCAATCAAATGATTTAACAGCCGCTGAATATTCATTAACAGAAATTCAAAATGCCATTAAATCAGATTCATATATTAAACGCTTTGTAACAGATTATAGCCAGCTTATTTTTAAAGCTGGTTATAATATCGTTGGTGAAAATGATGCCGCAGCGGAATATATTAGAAAAAGATTACGATTAATGTCTTTCATGACAAACGAATCTTTCGATAATTTAATGATAGAAATTGGCAACGACTTAGTTGCCTATTCTAATGCTTTTCTAGTAAAAAGTAGAACAGATTTTAATGGAATTAATTTATCAGATTTAACAATTAATCCAGTATATGATAATAAAGCAGTAGGCGGTTATTTTAGAATTGACCCAGCTACTATCGAAATTCAACGTGATACTAATGGTGCAATTAAAACATATCAACAAACATTGGGTAACGATACTGTAAAATTTAAACCGACAGATGTCATTCATTTTTATATCGACAAAGAACCATCTAATGCATTCGGTACACCAAGAATTGCATCAGCTTTAGAAGACGTAAAAATGTTAAGACGTATTGAAGGCAACGTAGAACGTCTTATTTATAGATGTTTATTTCCAATTACGCAAATGAAAGTCGGAATTCCTCAACAAGGTATGATGGCTACTGACCAAGAAATCAAAGAAGCTCAACAAGTCGTAGAACAATTAGTTGATGATGGTTTAATTATTACTAACGAAAAAGTAGAATTTAAAAATCTTGGTGCTAACAATGTAGCATTAAATGCTGAACCATATTTAAATTATTTTGAGAAACGTGTATTTTCCGCATTATATTTATCTACTTCTATGATGGGTCGTGGCGGTGTAAAACAAGATGCTGATTCTATGGAAGAACAGGTTCATGATGCTGTAAAATATTTCCAAAAAAGTATTTCTAATTTTATTCAAAATAATTTATTTAATGAATTATTATTAGAAGGCGGATTTAATCCAATTCTAAATGAAAGCGATATTGTATATTTTGTATTTAATGAAATTAACTTAGAAACAAAAGTAAAAGTAGAAAATCATTATTTAAATCAATATCAAGGTAATGCCATTACATTTGAAGAATTACGACAAGAACTTGGCCGTCGTGCCGATAATATTTCTTTAGATGATGTATATGCTAATGCCGTAACACAAAAGAATAAAATGGATTTAGTTTGGGCTGGTAAAGGAATGTTAACACCAGATGGTACTGCTTCTCCAGAAAATGGAGACCCAAAAGCAGCTGATAAAAGTTCTGATGAAAATAAACAAATTTCTAATACAGACCAACCAGAAAATCAACATGGAAAAAGTTCAGTAAATATCAAGGAATTTAAAGAATCAGCTGATGATAGAAATAAAATAACTAAAAAAAATATTGATATTTATAAAAAAAATTTTAGTATAATATATAATAAGTTCCAAGCAATGCGTAATGATGTATGTGACGATGTTAAAAATCAGGACGCGTTTACTATCCCTCTTACGAGAGAAAGTATTATGAAAATGCTTGAGAAGTATATGGAAAAAGAATTAGCCGCTGGATATAAAAAAGCAATCAGAGATTGTGGAAATAAAAGTCCAGACTTTACTTTTGATATACAGACTGTTAATATCGTAAAAGAGACTAAAAATACAATAGATGAAATTTTCAAAGAAATTAGTAAACGCATTAAAAAATGCGAAACTAGAGAAGAAAAAGAATCTGTATTTAATTCTCTTGAATATCGTTTGCGTTTCTTAACTGAATACACTGTATCCAAAGCTTATTGGTATGCTTATGTAAAAACCTGTAATGCCCTTGGAAAAGAAAAAGTATATGTAGACTTTGGCAACAGTGAAGATAAGAAATCGCATAAAAATGTTATCGATACTAAGCATTTTAGTTTAGATGACATTCCACCATTTCACGCTTATTGCTCTTGCAAAATTAAAACAGAGAAAGGCGGTGAATAAAGATGGCGATGATGATTAAGGAACAAATCGATAATAATTTTTTATCGATTGTAGATGGATACAATCAAAAACTTGATGTAACAGAAGGTATTAATGATTCTACGATTGACCCTAATTCCATTATGGTTGATATCGAAGGCATTCATGCCGCTCCATTTGCAACACGAAACTATACTCGTTATACTCCCAATTGTTTAAAAAAATCTGTACCGTCATGGACAAGTCCATATCGCAGACCTTTAATTAAACATCATAATGAAGAAGATGGAGAAATTATCGGGCGTATTTGTGAAGCTAAATATGTAACAAAAAATACACGTTCAGAAACCCCTGCTTTATTATTCACTGTTAATATCCCTGGTGAACAAGCAAAAGCTGATGTGAAATCTGGATTGTTAGAAACTACATCAATTGGTGTTATTGCACATTCTGTTAAATGTTCTATCTGTGGTCAAGAATTGGCTAACGGTGAAACATGTGAACATGAACGTGGTGCTATATATAATGGAGAAACCTGTTATTGGGATATCCACGAAATGGAAGCGAAAGAGCTAAGTTATGTTATTGTACCTAGTGATATGTATGCGAAAAATATAGATATTTATCCTGCTACTGCTAGTAATAATAAAACAAAAGCATTTGCTGAAAGTCTTAATCAAGATTTAAACTTACCTAAAGGAGACACTGAAGACATGTCTGAAGAATTAAAAGTTAAGTTGCAAGAATCTGAAGCCAAAGTTACTGAACTCACTAATACAATAACTGAACTTCAAGAAGCAGCAACAAAAACTTCTGAGCAAATCGCAGAATTAGAAAAAACTAATTCAGATTTGACTGAGCTTAAAGAATCTCTCGAAAAAGAAATCGAAGGTCTTAAAGCTGAAAAAGATACTTTAACTCAACAAATGACAGAAGCATCTCAAATGCAAGAAGGTTTAGAAGCTCAAGTAGCTGATGCAAAAGCTGAATTAAAAGAAGCTCTTGTACAAAACTTCGTAACAATGCGTGAAGCTATGGGTCATAAAGATGTTGATAAAGAAGCTATTGCTAATCGCTCCGAAGAATCTATTAAAGATTCTATTGCAGATTTGCAAAAAGACTTTAAAGAATCTTTGGATAAAAAGAAAGATAGTATTGATAATTTGAAGGGACTCCTTCAAAATCCTTCTTTAGCTGAATCCAAAACTCATAAAAAAGAAGAAGTTAATACTGTTGACCTTAAAGAACAATTACACGGTATCTTTAA